AAATGATAGGAAGGACTTTAAGGCCTTATGAAAAAAAAATGAATACTTTGATTATAGATCATAGCGGTTGTGTATATGAACATGGATTTCCTGAAGATGTTCCTAATTGGGAATTAAAATCAGGAGCAAGGAAAAGGAAGAATAGAAAAAAAGATCCCGTGGAAATTGAAAAACAGCCTATTACTTGTTTAGAATGTCATACTGTTTATGATCCTAGAGAAGATGGAATAGAATGTCCTAATTGTAATTGGATGCCAACAAAAAAAGCAAAGGTTGTTTTAATCAAACAAGGTAGATTGGTAGAAATGCCTAAAATTAAACCTAGTACAACTGATAAAAGCAATTTTTATGCTCAATTATTATATTATTGTAGGCAAAAAGGGTACAAAGAAGGTTGGGCTAGTCATAAATTCAAAGAAAAGTTTGGTCATTTTCCACATTCAAAACAAGTAATGCCTGTAGCTACAGGAAAAGAGGTAATGAATTGGATTATGCACTTAAATATTAAAATGTCTAAATCAAAGAAATTTAACGAGGTAAGAGCATAATGTATGATGAAATATTAGAAAAGAAAATGCACGAATTAAGGCAAATTGGCGAAAAACACGCTAAATATAGAAAACTAAAACTCTATTTACAGCACTATAGGAAGATTCTTCTAGCAAAATTAATGAAGGAACATATGTTAAATTCTAATACAGGTAAAATGGAAACAGCAGTAGCTCAAGATAGAGAAGCTAGGGCTGATCCTAAATATAAACAATTAATTAGAAAATTAGCTATGGCGGAAGAAAAAGAATTAAAATATGCTTGGGAAAAGAAATTGTTTGAAATGAAATTTGATGAATGGAAAACAGGAATGATAAATCAAACTATCGAAGCAAAAAAATATGGGGTATAATATTTTACCGCTAGGGTTACACTTGGACAGCCCGATGGCATCAGTTATATTCCCTAGCGGTCAATGAAAAAAAATTTATACAAACACAAATTTGATAAGTACCAAGTATGGTGGGAAGATGCTCTTTCCCATAATGAATGGAAGGATATAGAGGAGGCCAAAAAAGATGCTCCCGCTATCTGTTTAACAGAAGGTTATCTTTTAACAAAAAATAATAAATGGACTACTTTTTTTATGTCTATCACAGGGGATGAGATAGGTGAACAAATGATTATTCCAACAAAGAATATTAAAAAAATGAAAAAAATAGGTAGTATTGAGATTCAGGAAAAAGATTTTAAATATGATAATTATTAGATGTCCAAAAAAGAAGAACAAAGACACATGGATAAAATTGCCTCCTTTGGTTGTATTATTTGTCATTTACTTGGTTATGAAGAATCGCCATGTGAATTACACCATATCAAAGAGGGAAGGATGGGGAAAAAATCTTCCAATTTTAAAGTTATTCCTCTTTGCCCAAAACACCACAGAATAGGAAAAGAATCCTATCATTATTCCCCCAAAAATTTTGAGGAAAAATGGGGAACTCAAGAAAAACTATTGGAAAAGGTTTTAACCTATGTTAATAATGAATGAAGGGGGCTAGTCAGCACAGCTCACGCCCCCTTAATATAAGTGAATTATGAATAATAAAATAATAAACCAATTTACCCCTGATTATCTCGATCAATCAAAACCTAAACCACAAAAGGAAATAAAGCATATTAAGTGTATGAATTACCAAGAATGTAAAAATATGTTGCATAGCGAAGGTAGTCATCATCGACTTTGTTGGGAATGTAGAAAAAAATCTTAAAAAAACTAGCCCCGAAGGGCTAGTGATATTCGATAATTATTATGATTGTCATAACAACTCCCTATTTTTTGTTTTTTTCCTTATTTATAATCTGTTTGTGAATAGCTTTTCCTATAATATAAGCTGTTGTATCAAACTCTAATTTACCACTCATAGCTTTGAGGCTGACATCGTTTTTAATTTCTCTTAATTCTTCTTCTGTGATTGTTATTGTATATGTTTTTTCCATACTTATAATAATAGTAAAATTTCTAGAGATTCAACACCTCAACAAAATAAAATGATCCAAATGAAAAAAAATTCAAGTTTATATGTGAATAAAAAACCCCCGCATAAAGCGGGGGCTGAAAAAAGAACTATTAAAAGTAGTATAGTAGAAAATAGATCATAATGCTACAAAGGGATCACATTTTAAAGTGTTCGGGATTTCTGAATTGAAACTCCATATCATCATCTGGTTCAATGCTTTCGCCACATTCCATAGCATTTTGCCTAGCTTCCGTATTATCTTGCTTAAAGATAGCGGGATTATACTTTTTTTTCTTCTCTTCCACGCAATCTTCACAAACATAACCGCAAGAACAACCCATATTATCAGTTAAGATATACGGGAATTTTCCGCTATCGCAATTAGGACATTCTTGTAAAGCCATAATTTACTCCTCTATTTTTTTTGTTTCGATATAATCTCTAAATTCCCAATCTTCATCAACATCTATATAATTCCAAGCTCTCGCTTTTTCCTGTGCTTGTTCATAACTATCTGCTTCGATTGTGAAAAATTTTTGCACATCATAAGACAATACTACATTCCATTCAGTCATAATTTACTCCATTAAGTTAAAAGGGCGGTTAATTCCGCCCCTTATTTTTATAGCCATTCATATTTGAGTTTTTTGTAATCCCCAAATAATTCACTAGCTAGAGCCGACACTACTGAAAAGCCCATATCCATACCGCAACCACTAACCCCGACACTTTCGGTTTTTGTTTTATATGGATAATCCAAACAATTACATATCAAGCGGGAAAGCCATAACTTATTGATTCTTTTTTTATCAACATTGAATTTAAAAAAATCTATGTGCCTATACATTCCGCTAGAACTGACATTTTTTAAAATCATAAAAATAGTGTCATCTTCTTTGAGTAATTCAAGTAATTGCTTTTTAGCATCTAATTTAGTTGCTTTATCAATCATAAATACCTCATAAGTTAAAAAAGGGGCGATAACCATTACCGCCCCGATAGTTTATAGCTGAACCCATTGAACAGCTAAAAACATAAATATATTAATAATAATAATAAAAATAAATAAATGACTGCTCATCTATCTTCCTCAACTAAATCATAAGTTTTAATAAAACATATAGCCAAACCCATTAAAAACACATTATTTATAAATGTGTAATTAAATGGATTATAATCTAAATTTAATAAAACTAGCATTATTGTGCAAATTATAAGCATAATAATTTTAACTTGTTTAGGCATTATTACCTCCATTTTTAATTTTATTAATTAAATCACTAGCTTCTGAACGATTAAGATTTCTTGTTCCTTTATCATCCTCAATAGTGATAATCACTTTCGCATTAAGATCGCCATCTTTTATAGCTTTCTCAATAACCCATAATTGCTTTCCTGTAGGATTAGCATTAAGGTTATTTTCAGACACATTAGGCATTTATACCTCTACTTTCTCGGCTATCATCATCAGTTTAACTTGCCGAAGGTTAAAGAAGGGGCAAAAATGCCCCTTTTCGAATTATTTATTATTGTAATAATTAATTGTTTTTTCCCTAGCTTCAGGGCTGACATCAAATCGTTTTTCGATTTTAGCCCTAATTTCTTGCATTTTATTTTTATAGTTTGATTTATAACCACCATCATTATTAGTTTCGATAATTGAGAATAATAAGATATTGGCTTCTTCAAGTTTAGCCTCGTTAAAAATATCCCCTTCAATAAATGGCATTAATGGGGTTTGAGATTTAAGAGTGATTGCTATCTCTTTTAAAAGATAAGGAATACAATCCTCAACCTTTTCAGGAAGAATAACAAAAATATCTCTACCTGTAGCTCTACAAAGATAGTCTAAAGCATTTTCCAAGTTTTGTTGCTTTAACTCATTATTAGGCATGATTACCTCTACTTTCTATTAACTTAAGTTAATATATCAATTATTAGTAGATTTGATATAATAATGCAAGAACTTTAGGTTTAAGTATGTTTAATATTAAAAAAACTCTTACAGACAAACAAAAAGCCTTTATTGAAAACTTTAGTCAAACAGGCAATGCAACTCAATCGGCTATAAAATCGGGTTATTCAAAAGATACTGCTGAACAACAAGGTTATGAATTAAAAAACAAGCTATTTGAACATATAGAGGAAGCAACGAAGGGAATACTAGGCTCTAGTGTTCCAATGGCTGTAGAACGCTTAAATGGGCTTATAAAGGATGATAAGGTTAGTCCTGCAGTAAGGCTCGGGGCGATTAATTCCTTGTTAGATAGAACAGGTTATCAAACTGTCCATAAAGTACAGGATATGACTAAACATAAAACAGATAAAGAACTAGAACAAGAACTCCATTATTTACTCAATACTATTAATCCCCCAAAGAGTAATGGCAATGGTACTAAACATTAGTCTTGTTGATTGTTTGTGGAAGCTTCCGCACACACACACACGCACTCCTCAAGCAAATACATGAGGGCCAACTGGCTCTATGTGTGTGAGCTTTGAAAAAAAAAGATAGAAATCGCTATTAGCAGAAGGGGTATCCCCCCAAACCAGCTCCGTACCTGTTATAGAATGGATCATTTCGCACAGCGGTGGGAAAAAGACTATATTAACTTTTGTTAATACTTTGAATGTACTGTATTTTGGCTGATTTTTATGTTAAATATAGTTAATGAGTGATTTTAAGATAATAAGGCATACAAAAAAGAAACACGCTGTTATATCATTGTGGGATAAAACAAAAGAATTAGCTGATTTAGAGAAAAAAACACCTGTAGTAGCTCTTTGTGAGAAGAATAGGAGAGGGTTTTGGTTGATAATTCATCGGGATGATATAGATAAAGTTGTTAAAGTAAAAAATGAAAGAAAACCTTGAACGAGCTGTTGAAATAGCAAAAGAATTAGAAAGAAGAAAGATAACAAATAGGCTATCTTATTATGAACCTTATGATTATCAAAAAAAATTTCATAATTCTAATGCTACACAAAGATTACTTATGGCGGGTAATAGGGTTGGAAAATCCTTGAGTGGAGCTATGGAAATGGCTTATCATTTAACAGGAAAATATCCTGAATGGTGGGAAGGTAGAAAATTTGAAAGACCAGTAAGAGCTTGGGCTGGTGGTGTATCAAATGAAACAACAAGAGATGTATGTCAAAAAGAGTTAGTAGGACAGCCTGATGATCCATCAGCAAAAGGTACGGGTTCTGTACCATTAGATTTAATAGGAGAAACAGTAAGAAAAGCTGGTGTACCTAATGCGTTGAACTCTTTGGTTGTTCGTCATATAACAGGTGGTTGGTCAAGATTAGGATTTAAAGCCTATGAAATGGGTAAAGAAAAATGGATGGGAGAACAGCTTGATGTTGTTTGGCTTGATGAAGAACCTCCAGCATCTATCTATTCACAAGCCTTAACAAGAACAGCAGATAAGGGTGGTATTGTTTATATGACTTTTACGCCTGAACGAGGAATGACTGAAATTATAGCTCAATTTATTAATGATATTAAAAAAGGACAAGAATTAATACAAGCGGGATGGGATGATGCCCCTCATATGACAAAAGAAGTTAGGGATCAAATATTACAAGCTTTACCACCACATGAAAGAAAAATGAGAGAAAAAGGTATTCCTCAACTTGGTTCAGGATTGGTTTTTCCTATTGTAGAAGAAGAAATTTTATGTGATCCGATTGATATTCCTTCTCATTGGCCACGAATATGTGGAATAGATTTTGGTTGGGATCATCCAACAGCTTGTGCATGGATAGCATGGGATAGAGATGTTGATACTGTTTATATTTATGATTCTTATGCAATGCGACAAGAAACTGTACCTGTTCATTCTTCAGCTATTAATGCAAGAGGGAAATGGATTCCTGTTATATGGCCTCAAGATGGTAGACAAGCAGATAAAGGTTCAGGAAAAAATTTAACAGAACAATATAAAAAAGAGGGTGTTAATATGTGCCATGATTGGTTTACAAATCCACCTCAACAAGGAATGAAAGATGGTACAGGTGGAAATTCTGTAGAAGCTGGAATTATGGAAATTTTAACACGGATGCAAACGAAACGATTGAAAATCTTTAAAAATCAAAGTAAACTACTAGAAGAATTAAGAATGTATCATAGAAAGGATGGAAAAATCGTTCCTATAAATGATGACTTAATTTCTGCGATGAGATACTGTATAATGTCATTGCGAAAAGCGAGAGTAAAAAATTATGAACCTACACAACAATATTCTGATTCTGAATTTAATGTTTTTGCATAAAAGGAGTTATAAATGGGCGTAGTTAAAAAATGGTTTCCAAAACCTAAATCACCAGTTATAGCTCCTCCTCCCACTCCAGTAGCTTCAACACCAACACCAATAGATATACCTACATCTGGTTATGGTGGATCTACAATTATGACAGGATCTACGGGTGTTGAACAGGAAGCAAATGTAGCTCAAACTTTATTAGGAGGATCACCAAAAGGAAAAAATAAAATGGGAGTATATGAATAATGCCTGAAGATCCTTCGCAACATTTACAATCACAGTTTCAAGCTAGTGTAAAAAAATCAAAAGAGAAAAAAAAAGCTAGTGGTTCAACAGGATATACAAGTAGTGCTTCTGCTGGTGGACAAGAATCTCAAACACAAGCGGGAATAGATTATGTAAAAAAAGAATTAGGAATTTTAACAACTGTACCAGCTCCATTTGATTATATGTCAGGAGAAAAAAAAACAAAAGCATATAAATTAAAAGGAAAAGATAAAGATTTTTTTGGATCGGAAGCATCACAAGCAACAAATAAATATTTAGTTTCTATTGGAGCAGCAAAACAAGGTAATCCTTATTATGATGATAAAGGAAATATAACTGGTTATAGTTATTTACTTACTTCTAAAGGTAAAAAAATGAAATATGGTATTTCAGGAGGAGCTATGGGAAGCGGTGATTCAACTGGAATAATGACCTCTATTCCTATTTCTCAACCTATGCACAAAACACAAAAATTTATTCAAGGTATTGCAACTATGGCAATGTCATTAGTAATGCCTAAAACAGGAGTAGGAGCTTTTGGTGGTTTTGCATTGCGTTCTACTGCTGCTGATTCTTTTCAAAGTATGAATCAAAAAGGGTATAATACTTATATGAAAAAATTTGAACAAAAACAAAAAGGTGGAAAGTTATCTACTATAATGACAGATGATGAAATATAGTGATTCGAGCTGTAGTAGGTTCACGATGGAAAGAAAAAGTCGGTGAATATGTTAAAGAAAAAGCACATATACATGAAGATCTTGATAATGATTATGAAATAATAGGATTTGTAGAAAATGATGAAATTGTTGGAGGATTATTATTTAGTGGATATGATGGACATAATATTTGGGTTCACTTGGCTTTGGAAAGCCCAAAAGTTTGTAAAAGAAGTTTTATTAAAATGTTATTTGAGTACTGCTTTAATACGGCAAAATGTGGTAGAATAACAGCAATGTGTAGAAATGGATATGAAAGAAACGAAAAACTATTAAAAGGAGTAGGTTTTACTAAAGAAGGTATTGTAAGAAAAGTTATGAAAATTGATAATACATTTGTTGATGGAGCAATATACGGAATGTTAAAGGAGGATTGCAAATGGGTATGAAGCCTAAAATAGAAATGCCACCAGCAGTAGATCCTGAAATAATAAAAAAAGAAAAGGAATCTGAAAAAAAACTAAAAGCTGAAAAAGATAAAATGATTGCATTAGGATCTTCAGGTAATTATGGAACTATATTAACAAGTGGTTCTGGTGTTGAAGATGAGGCAGAAACTTCACAAACTATGCTTGGAGGATATTAATAATGGCAACTTTTGAATATATTAAAAAGCGTTGTGAAAAAATGGAAGGCCAAAGAGGTACTTGGACAGATCATTGGCAAGAAATTCTTGATTATGTTATGCCAAGAAAAGCAGATGTTACTTTATTTCGTTCTAAAGGAATGAAAAGAACAGATGTTCTTTTTGATTCAACAGCAATTACAGCAAATAATCTTTTAGCAGCAAGTTTACAAGGAACATTAACTTCTCCTTCTTTACCATGGTTTTCATTAAAGTTAAGAGATGAAGATCTTAATAATGATAGAGAAGTACAAATTTGGTTAGAAGATACAGCTCGTAGAATGTATGCTGTTTTTAATGATTCTAATTTTAATACAGAAGTACATGAATTATATTTAGATCTTTGTTCTATTGGTACTGCTGCAATGTTTATTGAAGAAAATAGTGAAGGCGTAGCAAATAAAGGAATACATTTTAATACACTTCATATTGCAGAATATTTTATTCAAGAAAATGTTTCAGGACAAGTAGATACTTTATATAGAAAATATAAACTTACAGCTCGTCAAGCTGTTCAAGAATTTGGTGAAGATAATTTAGGTGAAAATGTTAAAAAGGCTTATAAAGAATCTCCTGATAAAGAATTTAGTTTTATTCACGCAGTTGAACCTTCCAAAGATTATGAAAAAGCTGTAGGAAAAATACAAACAAAATTACCTGTTCATTCTTGCCATGTATGTGAAGAAGATAAAATGGTTGTTCGTACAGGAGGATATAATGAATTTCCATATTTAGTACCTCGATGGTCTAAAGCAACGGGAGAAATATTTGGAAGATCACCTTCTTATAATGCTTTACCAGATATTAAAACTTTAAATAAAGCGGTAGAAATAGGATTAAAAGCATGGGCAAAAGCTATTGATCCACCATTATTAGTTACAGATGATGGAGTTATAGGAAGAATAAGAATGACACCAGCGGGAATTACAGTTGTTCGTAGTGATACAGCAGTAAAACCTTTAGAAATAGGTTCAAATTGGCAAATAACTGATTTAAAAGAAACACAATTACGAACAGCAATTCGTCAAGCATATTATTCTGATCAATTACAATTACAAGAAGGCCCTCAAATGACAGCTACAGAAGTTCAAGTACGATATGAATTAATGCAACGACTACTTGGCCCAACTTTAGGAAGATTTCAAACTGAATTTTTAAATCCATTAATTGAAAGATGTTTTGGTATTATGTTTCGTGGAGGAATTTTAATGAATCCACCAGAAGCAGTTAGTAATACTAATATGGATATTGAGTATGTTGGCCCACTAGCTCGTTCTCAACGAATGGAAGAAGCTGTAGCAGTAGAAAGATTATATCAATTAGCTATGAATGTAGCTCAAGTAGATCCCGCTATTATGGATATTATAGATCACGATCAAGCTATAAGAATGAGAGCAAAACTTTTAGGTGTTCCTAAAACACTTTTGCGTAGTGAAGATGATGTAATGGAAATGAGAGAAGCTAAAGCTCAACAACAACAACAAATGATGGAAGCTCAACAACAACAAGCTCAAGCAGATGCAATGGCAAAAACTGGTCAAGCAGTAGAAAAAATGAGTTCACCTCAAGCACAAGGAATGATAGAAGATGCTATGGCTCAATCAGAAGAAATGAATATTCCTACATGACATATGAAGGAGATATAAAAAGTTTAAAAAAGGCTTATTCAGGTACTTTTAATGGTATTGATGGAGAAAAGGTTTTAGATGATCTAAAATCAGCCTATTTTAATGCGGATTCTTTTAATGAGAATCCTTATAAGACAGCCTACCAATGTGGACAAAGGTCGGTAGTGCTACGAATAATAAATTTATTAAGTAATAAAAAACAAGGAGGCTAAATGGCTGATGAACAGACCACAGTAACAGACAATCCTGTAGAAGAAACATCTATATTAGGATCTGAATCTAGTGATAATCAAGATTGGCGATTTCAATTTTCTGAAGAAGTTAAAAATGATCCAACTATTCAAAAAATAAAAAATGCTGAATCAGCAGCAAAAACTTTAATTCATCAACAACAGATGCTTGGAAATAGAATACCTATACCTAAAACAGATGAAGAAAAAACCGAATTATATTCTAAATTAGGTAGACCTGAAAAATCAGATCAATATGAAATTAATATACCTGATACACATTCACAATATTTTCAAGATGAAGCAGTTAAAAATTTTAAAGCTGTAGCTCATAATATTGGATTAAATAATGATCAAGTACAAAAATTAATTGATTATCAGGTAGAATCAGTAACTTTTCAAAATCAACAAGCACAAGGTAATCTTGTACAAGGGAAAGATGAAACTGAATCTTTATTAAGAAAAGAATGGGGTTTTGAATATGATAAAAATGTTAGATCTGCACAAAGAGCAATGAAGGTATATGGAGATCCTGAATTAACAGCTTTACTAAATACTGAAGCTGGAAATCATCCAGCAGTAGTAAGGTTATTTTCTAGGTTAGGTAAAGATGTTACTGAAGATATGGCTAAAAATACTGCAAATAATAGGTTGGCTGTATCACCTTTGGATGCTAAAGCTGAAATAGAAAAAATACAAAATGATAAAACTCATGCTTATTGGGATGCGAGTAGCCCTAATCATATATCGGCAGTTTCGAAAATGAAAGAATTGCATGAAAAAGTATATGGTGAATGATAAAATTGTGTTAAAATAAAGATATTAGTTCCCCCCTTCTAGGATAACGGAACATTAGCCATGATCGGCTTTAAACATTCGATTGATCGTATCGTTTTACGATAAGGTTTCCCGAAAGGATAAAAACCGATTTGTGGAATATAGGTATATGACATGAGGTTATGTATTTAATGTTCTTAATAAAACTAGGAGGCTTGTATAATGTCTACTCAAATTACAACGGCTTTTGTCGAACAGTATAAGAGTAATGTATTACATTTAGCTCAACAAAAAGGTTCTAGATTAAGAGATGCGGTTCGTTCTGAAACAGTAACGGGTAAAGCACACTTTTTTGAAAGAATCGGTTCAACTGCAGCTCAAAAGCGTACTTCAAGACATTCAGACACTCCAAGAATGGACACTCCACATAGTAGAAGAAAAGTTACTATGGATGACTATGATTGGGCTGATTTGATTGATCAGGAAGATAAGGTGAGATTATTAATTTCACCTCAATCTGAATACGCAATGGCTGGAGCTTGGGCAATGGGTAGAGCAATGGATGATTCCATTATTGCGGCTGCTGTAGGAACTGCATATGGGGGCGTAGCGGGTGGTACATCCGTTTCACTACCAGCGGGGAATAAAGTAGCTCACGCATCAGGTGGTCTAACTTTAGCAAAATTATTATCTGCTAAAGAGATTATGGATGCGGCTGACATTGATCCTGATGAACCTAGATATTTAGCTTGTGCGGCTGGTCAAATCACCGACTTGTTAAATGTTACACAGGTTACATCTAGCGATTATGCAACTGTTAAGGCATTGGCTCAAGGAAGTCTTGATTCCTTTTTAGGATTCAAGTTTATCCGTACTCAAAGATTAGGTACTGATTCTGATGGTAATCGTCAAGTTACGGCTTGGGCGAAATCAGGTATTGGACTTGCTCTTGGAGCAGATATTAAAACTAAAATATCTGAAAGAGATGACAAGAATTATGCAACTCAAGTTTTCCTTTCTATGACAATCGGGGCAACTCGTATCGAAGAAGAAAAAGTCGTAGAAATAGCGTGTACTGAATAGGAGTAAGTTATGGCTGTTACAACACAAAAGGGTAATGAAATTACAAATCTTGATGCTGTTCCATCCGTTCCAGCGGAAACTACCAAGTTACATGGAAGGTTGAGATTTGCGTATTTTAGTCATACTCAAGATGGAGCTGGTGATGCTACATCATCTGTAGAGGTTGCTAGGCTTCCCGCTGGTTCTGTAAGAGTGCTAGGTTCATTATGTAGAATTAAACATAATTGGACACAAGGTAGTGCTACTATGGACATTGGCTGGGATGCTTATACTGATTTAGATGGAAGTAGTGTTGCTGCTGATCCAAATGGTATGGATGACGGCATAAATGTAGATACGGCTGGTACAGTTAGTGGTATTTGTACTGCAATAACAACAGATAATACGAAGTTATTTGAATCTAAAAATAAAATATCTATTAGATTAACTTCTCAAGATGTTGCTTTCGCAGCTTCAAGTACTGTGTACGGCTATATTGTTTATGTTGTAGATTAAACATAAATTAGAGGGGCGATTGAAAAATCATCGCCCTTCTGTTATTATTATAAATTAATATGGCTACAGAAGTTTCAATATGTGCAATCGCATTACGAAGATTAGGAGATTCTCCTATAACTTCATTAACAGATAATACTGAAAGAGCTAGGCTATGTAATTCTTTTTATAATGAAGCAAGAGATGAAGTTTTAAGAACACATCCTTGGAATTTTGCTATTACTAGACAACAATTATCACAATTAACAGATACACCTCTTTATCAATATTCTTATCAATATTCATTACCTACAGATCCTTTTTGTTTGCGTGTTTTGGAAATGGAATATTCTGATTATGTATTTAAAATAGAACATCTAGCTGGTACAGGTAGAGTTTTACTAACTGATGAAGGAACAGCAAAAATTTTATATATTGCTAGAGTAACAGATACAGCTCAATTTGATCCATTATTTATAGATACTTTAACTGCAAAATTATCTGTAGATCTTGCTTATCCTGTAACAGGAAGTGTGCAATTACAACAAAATATGCAAAAACTTTATGATGCTAAACTTCGGGAAGCTAGAAGTGTTGATGGACAAGAAGGATTTCAAGATGATCTTGTTTCTGACACATTTACAGACTTTCGGAAGTGATAAATGGCAAGAGTACATCCCTTTCAAACTAATTTTACTGCTGGTGAATTAACGCCAAAATTGGCTGGTCAAACAGATTTTAAAAAATATAATAATGGTGTTGAAACATTAGAAAATATGACAGTATTCCCTCAAGGAGGGGCTACAAGAAGATCGGGTACACGATTTGTTTGTGAAGTAAAAGATTCTTCAAAAGCTGTACGATTAATTCCTTTTGAATTTAATATTACTCAATCTTATATTTTAGAATTTGGTAATCTTTATATTCGTTTTTTTAAAGATAATGGACAAATTACTGAAGCCAATAAAACTATTACAGGAATAACTGCTGCTAATCCAGCCGTTGTTACATCTAGCTCACATGGATATTCTAATGGAGATCATGTATGGATTAGTGGTGTTGTTGGAATGACAGAACTTAATTCAAGAAGATTTACAGTAGCAAATAAAACAACTAATACTTTTGAATTATCAGGTGTAAATTCATCAGGATATACTGCTTATTCATCAGGTGGTGTAGCTAATAAAGTTTATGAAATAGCAACTACTTATACAGATTCACAAATTTTTGATTTACAATTTACACAATCTGCAGACATAATGTATCTTGTTCATCCTTCCCATGAACCAGCAAAATTATCAAGAACTGATCATACATCTTGGACTTTAGATGATGTTGATTTTCAATCAGGGCCTTTTCTTGACACAAATACAACAACTACAACATTAACAACAAGTAATCAAACTGTAGGAACAGGAAGAACTTTAACAGCATCTACAAGTACTTTTGCTTCAACAGATGTGGGCAGATTAGTAAAACTTCAGGATGGATGGGGAAAAATTACAGGATATACAAGTGCTACAGTAGTTACTTGGACAGTTAGTAAAGATACGGGAGGAACTTCAGCACAAACTTCTTGGGCTTTAGGAGCTTGGTCAAATACAACAAGTTTTCCTCAAACAGTATCTTTTTATGAACAACGATTGGTATTTGCTGGATCTACTGATTATCCTCAAACAATTTGGGCATCTCAATCTGGTGAATATGAAAATTTTGATGTTGATGATGCAAGTGCTTCTGATGCTTTTATTTATACCATTGCAGCTAATAGAGTTAATTTAATACGATGGTTATCTCCCGCAAGAGATTTAGTTGTTGGTACGGCTGGTGGTGAATTTAGGGTAGGTAGGCCTACAGGAGAACCTTTAAAGCCTGATAATGTAACAATTACACAACAAACTACATATGGTGGTCATACTACAGAACCTATACAAATTGGTAATGCTGTAATGTTTGTTCAACGACAAAAGAAAAAAGTAAGAGAATTTGCCTATAGATTTGAAGATGATGCTTATGTTGCTCCTGATATGACTTTATTAGCTGAACATATTACAGGAGATGGAATTGTAGATGTAGCTTATGCACAAGAACCTGAATCTGTATATTGGGCAGTAAGAAGTGATGGTGTTTTATTAGGAATGACTTATCAAAGAGATGAAGATGTTATAGCTTGGCATAGACATATTCTTGGAGGTAAGGATGCACAATGTACTATTACTGTAACAGATTATGCAAATATTATTGTAGGATCAAAATTAACATTAACAAAATCAGATGGTACTACAGCTACATTTACATCTGAAACTGCTGGTGGATCTTCTCCATCCGAAACAAATGGATGGCGACCAAATACAAATAATAACACAACGGCTGATAATATTTATACTGCTATAAATGCACACGCAGATTTTACTGTATCTAATCCAGCCGCTAATATAGTAACAGTAAAAGAAACATCACCTAATGGAACGGGATTATTAACAATAACTTCATCTGATTCTGTAAGATTAGCAGTTTCAGATCAAGTACATTCAAAGGTAAAAAGCGTAGCTACAATATCTGAAACAATAGAAAATCAAGTATGGATTGTTATTGAAAGAATAGTTAATGATTCTACAGTTAAATATATAGAATATCTAGATTCAACATTAAATATGGATTCAGGATTATCAGGAACAGTTACAGGATCATCAACAAAAGTAACTTCTTTAGAGCATTTAGAGGGAGAAGTAGTACAAATACTTATAGACGATGCTGTTTATCC